CGCCCAAAGAACTACGAAAACTACTGCTGAAACCCATGCCGCTTTTGCCCTGATTTCCGCTATTTTTCTTCTGCGTCGCCATCTTGCGATCTGTATCAGTCTAAGTTCCTCGGCGTGGGCTGCTTCCTGTTCTTTGACGATGGTCTGCCACATCTCTTCGAACTTGCTCCAGAGTGAGCCTAACTCCGGCGGCGCTCGGTACACCATCGTTTCTCGTATCTCAGTCAGCATCGCGTCTAACCTAGTCGTTATGATGATGCGCCGTAACGCCCGTCTACCAATACTTTCCTCGCCTTTATAAACCTTGCTTCCTGCTACCTGCTCTGCCAACAGCGCTTTACTCAACGCGTCATAGCTGTCCATCAACACACCCAACTGATCCCCAATCTGGGTGTAGACGTCGTTCGGATCAGCCTTGGCTATTTCTTGCACACGCTGAACTTCTGCGTGGTATTGCTGTTTCTGCACCGGCGTTGGATCGACGATCTTGTTGTACTGCTCCTTCAGATCATCCAGCACTTCTTTTACTTCACCCGCTGCGCCTTTGATTTCCTTGTAAAGCTCACACCCCTTCTTAACCGCCGCGACCGCAGCATTTGCAGCAGCAAGAAGGGTTAGCGGGTCAATTTTTTACTCCGGCTGAGTAGGCCAAGTCACATCCCATGGAAAGCCTGATTGCGTCGGTACGTCTCTCAATGCTTGGCAGTAGTCTATCCACGCTGGGGATGGGGTAAGGTCACTTCTGAAGCGCCAGTCCGTCTCTGTTAGCTTGCGGTTTCTTTCGTTGCGCACATTTGTGGCTTGGTTTGCATCAGCCGCAGCTTTGGCTTCATCGCCCATGTCGGCAACGCTGTACTTGGTGTACCACTTGCCATTGACCTCTTCGACGCCATCGCGGAACGCTGTCTGGTATCTCGTGGGTTGTGCTTGTGGGCCTTCGAACACCGGATCGGCACCGAGTGCTTCCAAGACTTCAGGTGTGGTCTGACCCCACGACGGGCCATCGTTCTCTTGGCAGTAGCGCCGCAGTTCACTTTCGGTCATCACTGCACCGTTGGATCGTAGTCTGATTTCCATGTTTGTTCCTTATGCGATTGCCAAGAAGATATAGGTACTGCCTGATGCGTTCATTTCTACATCTGAAGTTACCAATTGGAAACCCACACCTGTGGTGAACACGGAATTGGTGTTGTTCTGTGAAAAATTTTCGTTCAGACGAAGATATGGATCAGTCCCCGACACCATGCCGCGAGCCGTATCCCAAACGTACCAATCTCCTGTGCTGTTTGTGCGTTTGATCATCACAAAACGTGCGCCTGATGTGAAGCCGCAGTTAATAGTTTGCGTGGCACCTGTACCTGTGTATGAACCAACTCTGCTTACACCCGCTACTGTCGCAAACAAATAAGCAACGTATGTTTCACCAGAGCTGTTCACGACTGGGGCAGTGCCGACCGAAAAGACAGATGCGGTGGGGGCGGTGGAGTTGAAATACGCAGGCTCGCTAGCGTCTCTGTCGTTGCTGTTTAGGAGCAAGCCTCTAGTTGCCCCCACAGTAGCAGAATACACAGGCCAACTCGCTGACAGAGACCGCCTTTTAATAATCATCAACTCAGGGACTGCTGCCAAATTATGGGAAATGGTTCTGTTGGCTCCTGTTCCCGTATAGCACACCTCATCAAAGAAGCCGGGAGCGCGACGGAAGTTCCAAGTTGAATTTGCGTTGCCATTTGCAAAAATAGTGGCAACTCTATTGTTCTGTTGACCGGCTATTGAAACATAACCAGAGTTTGTTACCTCTGCCGAAGCAGAATTTGAACTTAATGTTGGGCCGTTACCACGAAGTCGATCACCCCACCACCAGTCCTGAGAGCCACTTAAAAATTTTATAAACGTCAAATCTGGATTTATTGTTGCGTCATAGAAATTAGTAGAGTTTCCAGTTAATAGAACAGGACTAAACACACTCGTCCCACTCGTCGGCGTTTTCATCGGGCCACGACGGATGGCGATGTAGATGTAGTTGGTTGTTCCGCTAGTGTTTGTAAATCCAGTAGACGTTATTCTAAAATTTAAAGATGCGGCTGATTCTGCGTTTGCTACATTTGCAAATAAGCGCGAACTGTCCCCAGTAGTGCCGCCAACCCAACCACGCATATTGTCCAAAATTGTCCAACTACCGGTGGAATTGATTGTTTTTAACATTACCCACTGAGGCTCATATCCTAAATTTATTTCAGAAGGGCCGCCTCCTCCAGTACTCGCAAACGACCCACAAGTAATCACATTGTCCGTACCAGACAGACCAAAGCCACCTGCATCGTGAGCGAATAGATAAGCGACATAGTCGTACCCATTGCCATTTATTTCTCCATTATTCGTTACGGTAAAAGTTGTTGAACTTGCGGACGTAATAACATTTGCAAACGAACCTGTTCCTTCAGAGGAGTCTAATCTTAATGTACCATTAGCCGATCTGTGCCAAACAGGCCAATTATCATCAGCATTCAACGCTTTTACAATAATTGTTCCCGGCGTAGAACCAAGATTATGCGAAATTTGGCGACCATTAACACCGTTGCCCGAATATGTCACTACATCAAAGAACTTTGGTTGCTCGCGGAATGTCCATGAGACGAATGTTTCTGGCGGCTCATTAAAATTGCTGTTAGTACCTAAAGAAAAACCGTTAGAATTGAATGAAGTAATTGAAGTGCTAGTAGTATCTTGCGCGGCAGTTAGATTGCTATATATAATCTTAGTATTCCCTCGAACAGTATCAGTTAAAACATTACTTAAAAATCCTGCTGATCGAGATTTAATCCAAACCAACCCGCCTTTGTTAGCACCGATTGCCCATGGGCCAGATGCAGATGCTGCTGGCGAACCGAATTGAGTGACCGTCTTACCCGTACCGGAAGTATCAGCAAGTGGGGTCGCACCAGCGCCCAGTAAAACAGCGCCTCCGCTCAATGTGTTTTGAGGTGGAGTAAAGTTAGCCGTATAAATCGCACTCCCAGAAACAATTTGAGCGTTTGAAATATTTCCACCAAAAGCATAAGGCGTTCCGAATAAAGAGCCATTAAAGAAAAATACACCTAGCACACCAATGTTGAAGGTTCCGGAGTAAGTCGCTGTTGCATATAACGTACCATTCACAAAAATGCGAAAGGTTGAGCCAGAGCGCGTCATTGCAAGATGCGTCCAAACATTAGCTTGAAGTGCGCTGGCTGTCGCTCCTGATGTGATCTCTGTGCCGTTTACGAAACAGTAAATGCCGCCATTTTCTTGAATGCGGGGCATCTGAACATTGTTGTCGCTCGTGCTAGAAAATAATAAACGAGTTCCTGTCAGGCTAGTTGGATAAACCCAAGCTTGAATACAAAAATTACCGCTTAAATTAACCTGAGAACTAAAAGTCAAATATGACGGGGTTGAAGCATTCAAAGAGATGCTAGAGTTATTTGCTGCGCTATTACCTAAACCAATTCCATTATTAATACTTTGAGCCGCACCCGTACCCGCATACAAGTACGTGGAGAATACGTCTTCGATGTATACGGGTTCTGCCGCAGCACCGCCGCCGAAAGCATCAAACGACGCTGCCCCTGAAGTCTCTTGTAATGGCATAGCTTAGGCCTTGTATTGAGTCACCGATGCCAATACCGTAAACGTGGCATTCGCAGTCTTGATGATCAGATAACGATAAGAGTCAATACCACTCGCGTTTCCCGCAGTCGGAGCACCACCAATCCAACGGGTAGTCACGCCGCTCGTTGTTCCATCTACCTGTACCGCGCTGTTGTAGTACGCAGTGCTACCCTGTGTCACTAAGAAAGCCACAGTCACCGACTGACCATCAGACAGCAAGCCGTTCATGCTGGTGCCGCTTGACCCCCGGAAGTTCACCGTCCAGTTAGCCGAAGCGTTCGTGGTGTAGTAAATGACCGACTGAGTCGTGATGTCATAATTGATCGTGCCTGTCGCCGCAGTCGCAGAAACGGTAGCCACTTCTGCCGCATCGTTTAACACCATCGCCAAGGTACTCGACAGACCGGCAAATGTCTTCGTGCCAGTAAATGTCTGGTTGGTGTTTAAGCTGGCAACGTCAGTCAGCGTATTACTTGCAAACGCAATCGTCTTGTTAGTCAGCGTATTCGCGCCAGACGCAGTGACGACGTTAGTTGGCGTAATGATTGAAGATAGTGTAGTCATGTATTACCCCTGTGATGGCGGCGTTAATGTAATTGAGTCGCCAAACAAAGCGTCATTGTTTGACATCATACCTATGCTCGATGTTGTTGTGATACCCGATGTTCCGGAAACATAAACTTCTGTTGGTTCTTCTGTCAGCGAAGTCAGCACAATGTTAGCTACGGGCAATTCATATCGCACCCATTCCTCAGTCGATTGTGACCAGCTCCATTTGACGTTTTCTTCATCAGCAGGCTTAGGATCGCGAATCACCCATCCCGGTGGATACCACCACACCACCTCTTTGCCTTCAGGCGCTTCAGGCTTATCTGGCACTTCAATCCACCCCTCTGTGCCATCAGTGTAAGGGTAAGGGATAGAACCGTTTTTAGAGTAGAGCATGGTTATCCTCACTGAAGCGGGAACGCCGCAGTTGGCGCAGTAAAGTTAGATGTGTAACGGGCGTAGCCTTTGGTGATGCGTAGATCGTCAATGTAGCCGTTAAATGGCAGTGTATTTGGAGAAAATGAACTAACACCAATCCAAGGTCTTCCAGAAGCGTTTAGGTAAGATGTCGAGTCTGTGTATGTAGAGCCGGACTGTGTTCCGTTAATGAACATTTTCGTAGATGTTCCAGAACGACTAACTGCTAAGTGATACCAAGTATTAGCAGATACAGCAGACGAAGTTATTTGGTCAGTGGTACTTACAAAATACCTAATCGTTCCATCTGTCATTAAATATATACATGGATATGCTCCTTGTGTAGAAGTTGGTCGAGCATCATAAAAAATTTGAAGGCTGGAAACACTATTAAAATAAATCCACATCTCAATCGTAAAATCACCGCTACCAAAAGCATACAAATCTGTTGTAGCGGTATTGCTAGTTAAATAATCTCCACTTCCATCAAACGCAATACTCGACCCGCCGAACTTACTCTGCGCCGTGCTTATCTGCGCATTGCCTACAGTTTCAAGGTCGTTCTTTGCTGTAGCGTCTGTGATGCCAGCGTTGGTGTAATTGAGTAGTAGTTGCGTGTTGGTAATCGCAGTAAGCGGTGCAGTTGGTGGAGTAAAATTAGCGGTGTATACCGCAGTGCCTTTGACAAGACGGAGGCTAGAAATGTAGCCGACATAATCAAAACTAGCGAGGTTACGACCAATAAAAAACTCTGCGGTTGAACTCCAAGATGAACTGTCCGTAGCCGTTGTAATCAAAACACCATTCTTAAAAGTTCTTACAGTTGATCCAGAGCGACTAATTGCATAATGCCCCCATTCCGCAACATTATATGTTCCCATGTCATAGTAGGAACCAGACGATGAGTAACCGAACCCTATTTTGCCGTCAGTGGTTTCAACGCGAATTACCCAATCTGTTCCATCGGTAAAGCCACTTTGTGATCTGTGACCAACAATGCCCGATCTAAACACATTCCCACTTCCGACATTAATCCACATCTCAATGGTGAAATCCCCCGGTATATCTAAAGCACTATTATCAGCAAGACTTAAAAAGTCCCCCGTCCCATCAAAGTACCCACTACCACCTACTGTAGCCGCGCTATACGCAGTAGTAGGAGCGAACGGGCTGAAGGCTTGGACGGATGGGGTGCCGCTAGGTGTTAAAGTGAAGTTGTTGGTGCTGGCATCGCGGAAACGGTTCGACTGACAAGTTAATAGGCTCGTGTTAGTGATTGCGGTAAGCGGCGCAGTAGGTGGCGTAAAGTTGCTGGTATAGAGAGCAGTGCCTTTTAGTAATCTAAAATTACTGACGTAGGCGTTCTGAAGTTCTTCGGTCGCAGGAAAGTGTGCTGACGTACCTATAAACAACCCGGACGCAGAAGACACAGGTGTGCTATTAGTTCCACTAGCAACCGACACGCCGTTTACAAACACGTTTAGAGATGTCCCGCTACGAGTAACTGCGGAATGAAACCACTGATTTATTGGCAAAGACGGCGTATAAGTAAACCCGCCTATTTGAAAGTAGTCTGTTCTGTACAAAATCCCGTTTGTGTTATACACACCTAGACTATATAAAGCCTGCCCCCCCGCGCTAGATGTTAAATAAAACCATCCCTCTACTGTAAAATCACCAGTACCAAAATCAAATGCCGCATTACTTGCTAATGTAAGGTAGCTTGAACCATCAAAGAAGTTCCCCCACCCCGTCTGACTAAACGGCGAGAACGTACCCTGCGTCGTGTTGCCGTTGCGGGTGATCGTAAAGTTGTTGGTAGACGAGTCTAAAAACGTATTGTTCTGTGCGCCGTTAGTGCCGTTGCCGGGAAGCAGGAGCGTGACAAGGTTGAAATAGGCGTCTTTAATTGCCCCGCCTATTGATGCAACAACCCCTTGAAGAATGCCACTCATGTCAGCCCCGTACCAGAAATGATCCACTCAGTGCTAGTGACCTTGATCGCGGTCGCTATGCCATTTGCCGCCAGTGTTCTTGAACCAGTCGTACCTGCACCAGCTAAACGCATAGTGTCTGAAGTAATTGCGATGGTTACGACACCAGCGCCGTTCTGGTTGATGAAGGTAATCGCAGTGCCAATTTCAAATGGAACACTACTATTGGCGGGAATTGTGAAAGTCCTAGCTGTCGTATCAGCGGATGGGTGGAATATGTGCTTCCCAGAGTCAGTCGCTACCAGCGTGTAATTAACAGATTCTGAATTTTGAGGGATGTTCAGGTAACCAACCGTGACGTTTTCACCGGGATCAGGCAGCGTAAAAGTACGGCTTGCGCTCAGTGTCGCTGGAGTCAAAGTCACCGCATAAGACGATGTGCCACCTGCGCGACCTGCAACCACAATCGCATCTTGCGTTGAAGCTGCTTCTGAGCGAATCGCATTAGCTGCTCTAAAAGTCTGAGCCGCAGTAAAGATATTCGATGCGTTAGTTACCGCAGCAATACCACCGTTACCGCCTACCTGAGCATAAACTTCCCAAGTCGTGCCGTCGTAGACTAGCTGAACGCTAACGCCTGAAATGTCGCAGACCAAGTCTTGAGCGACGTTAGAAATTGTCGAACCATTCCGACCAACGGTCAGGTTATTCGTGCCCCAAACACCGCCAGCATCTGCCACAACAACTTGCGCTCCAGTAGCAGGGGTTGCAGGCAAAGTAACAGTAAACGCCCCGCTAGTCGTGTTGGCAAGAACACCCTCTTTATCTTGCGCTGTGTAATTTGCAGTCTTGACGATATACGTCAAACCGCCCGGCGGTACAGCAGCCGATGTCCACGTTGTACCATTTGAGGTTAGGACGTTCCCGTTGCTTCCGGGTGCCACAAACTGAACAGCGCTGGTTCCGTTGCCAAGGATGACGTTATTCAGAGTCAGGCTAGTCTGACCTGTACCGCCATTGGCGACCGGCAATGTACCGCTTAAGTTACCAATATCAGCAGTGGCTACCACTACAAAATCAGAACCGTTCCAAGCACAAACTGCTTCTGTTCCTGTAGCAATCGTAACTCCAGTAGTAGCAGCGCCTTTAAGAACTACAGCAGCATTAGACTGGTTAATTACGATATAAGCTTTGGATTGACTTGGGGCAATAATATTTCTACTTACACCCGGCGTTCCTGTTGGGATCAGAATTGCGCATCGGGCTTCGTTTGCTGCACCAGAACCAGTCGTGGATAACGTCCAATTACCCGAAGTAACGGAAGCCGTGGCGGTTGCAGCGATAGCATCTTCAACTAGCTCAGTGATGCTGTCATTGACGGTCGTGCCCCAAGTGCCTTGTAACTCTCCGGTAACTGGAAGGGCAAGCCCCAGTAACGATGTATACGATGTAGGCATAGCTATAGTTCCTTATGCTGCTTCCTGAAAATCATTTATTAAACCCCAATTAGGATTCTGGTAGTCATTAATAGCCGTCCACCTTCTAAACGCAACGGAACCAACTGCACCGGTGCCTTGAACCCCTGTTACTAGTTTGCTGTCGTCAATTTCAATGCTAACAGTCCCAACGGCTCCTGTTCCTTGTACGCCTGTTGGAATAATTATTTCCCCAACAACAGCACTTACTGTTCCTACTGCCCCTGTGCCAGCTACGCCAGTCGGGTATACAACCCAATCGTACGCCGGGATTACGGTGCCAATTGCTCCTGTACCTTGTACCCCTAAAACACTTACGTTACTATTAATTTGGAATGCTACCGTCCCGATACTACCTGTTCCTTGTACGCCGGTGGGTACTACCGCGTCATTTACAGTAATATTTACTGTGCCAACATTCCCGGTGCCTTGAACTCCCGTAACCGTATATACGATACCAATCGTAAACGTCACTGTTCCTACGGCACCTGTGCCTACAACCCCATTAGGCACTACAACATCTTCAACCTGTACTATAAAGCCACCAATAAGCGCGGTTGCATCTACTCCAGTAACTGCGATATTGCTGTTGGTTATTATGGCTGGGGTACCGATTGCCCCACTACCAGCAACGCCGTCTAATTCATAAGCCGGGGAAACACCACTCCATGCGTTATACCCCCACGCACCTTCCCCCCAGCCTTGATTCCACGTAGTTGCTGACACATCTACACCTTACGCAATCCTGATAATCGCAGTTGCTGCTGCCGCCGCCGGGAACTGAATCTGGAAGTCGCCAGAAGAAACTGATTGGTCACCGCCAAAACTCAAAACCGCGCAAGCTGGGTTACCCGCTGCCGTATCGTTATAGATAATCCCGCCCGCCGTCGTAAATGTAGCCGATGTCCAAGTGGTGTTATCAAAGTCACATACTGCTGTCGTGCCATCTGCAACTGGAGTCACTGAGACCAAGGTGTTACCACCAGTCGTATAGCCTGAGCCGTTAGGCAGTTCGTCTGAGTTGCTTGTTAAGTTGTCGTAGCTGGTAGTGGCTGCGCCGTACGTACCTGATCCAGCAGCGGTCGCTTTCATTAAAGCCAACTTAAATGTGTTACCAGTAGAAGCAGTAAAGTTGTGAACCGCACGAAGAATCTCCACTTTAAAAGAAGTGGGCATCGCGGTAGTTACTGAAATAGGCATGTTAGTCCTCCAAAAGTTTAGTTAATTCAGGATGCCCCGCATTACGGAGACGATTAGTAATCGTAGTGTGGTTTGATCTAACGCATTGGTTACCGTAGTTAAGTAACACCCCACGAATACTTTTCCTAAATGCTTCAGCTTGTTGCCGTAGAACTGGGTCTGCCGAAGCGCTTATGAAAATGATTCTATCCAACGTATTGTCAACCAACTCCTCTGGCGTGAACCCACGACCAGATACCGTAGTTGCTCTAATATCTCCCAATAATGCGCCGCCATTTGCTGATAGCATTACGTCATCCTTATGATTGCACTGTTTGCCGCGTTTGCCGGGAACTGCACCGTAAACGTCTGATTAGATACTATTTTGTCGTTACCAAAATCCAATACTGCTACAGACCGATTGGCCTTACTTGCGTTATAAATCAAAGCACCTCGGCAAGTAAACGAGGCGTTAGTCCAACTTGTATTATTAAAACTCACAAATACCGTAGTCCCAGTAGCCTGTACTGTCGCGCCTGTTAACGTATTACCACCAGCCACGTACCCAGTTCCTGTTATTTCATAAGTCGTTACGTACGCAGTTGTACCCGCATCCAAATCAGCAAACGCTGTGTAAAGCGCGATCTTTATCGTGTCGGTAAGAAGGTCATGAATTCCTTCGTACAGCTCGGCTTTAAACGACGTAGTTTGAGTTTGAACAATCATTTAACTGGGTACCTAACTTGACCATTACGATAAGCATCCTGACGGTTCTTGCCATCGCCGAGCTGTTTAGCCAGTGCTAATGCTTCGTCGTACCGCTGCTGATACTTCGCCATCAAATCTTGCTCGCCCTTCATGAACACGTAAGCTTCGAGCAACGAACCATACAGAAGGACTGAATCAAAGTTGTCCCCAAGCCACGACGTACCAGATGGGTTATTGACCGTATCCGACATCGAAACTGGGTAATAAAAGTAATGCAGTTCTACTGTGTAGTTAGCATTAGGAGTCGGCCCCAAAATAAACGACAACTCGTTAGTCGGCGTCACCGGAGGAACACCTGTCGTCGTAGGGCCAAAAATAGCGTAGTACTGAGGGATGCCTGTCGCAGTTGTGCTGTTGGGGTACGCCTCACGGATGAAGTTCACATCCTTATCCAAGAGGTAATAATAGTTGCCCGACCCATCCACCACAGCCAAAGAAAACACCGACAAAAAGTCGCTTGGGGCTGACAGGTATTTATTGCCTGACGTTAAAGCACCCAAAGAATTTTTGCGTAGCGCTGGGAACTGTATCGAGTTGTAGATACGCTGTTCGGCATTCTGCACGAACGTGGCGAGTTCAGTCGCCGTGAACGTATTCTCGGTATAGTCCTCAATGGTTGCGGTTAACTGCGCGTAGTTCATCAGCCCATCTTTCCGCTAATCTTGCGACCCTTGGTTGCTGCGCCATACCCACGCATCTCGCCTACACCGTATGGATTAACAGGAGCGTAGTTGCCTTTGCTGATACCACCGGTAGACATGTTCATCTCAGTCATGACTTCGGCTCCGGTTTTATAGCCGGAATAAGTCTGAACCTCGGTGCTTTTCCCTTCCATAGTATGCGGTGCGGCATACGTAGACGCAGGGCCGATCTCCTTACCCTTAACCTTCATCGAGAACTTAGCCATTATTTGCCCCTTGAGTTGCCACGCTGATTCATAGCACGTGCCATGTTGCGGCCATACTTCTTCATGGCGTCGCCTGTAACGCCACCTTTTGCCATGTTGTGCATACGCTTCTCGTGCTTTTTAACTTCACCAGCAGCTACCTTTTTCATTTGAGACGGCTTCATGTTAACTCCTAAGAAATTGAGATTGTCGCATTACCTACCGCAGTTTTAGCCACAAGGTCGTTTGGCGTTAGCCCTGCATCATCACTTCTGGCCCCACCTACGGGTGCCCAACCCCATTGAAACACACGACTACCACCTTCAGGAAACCCAAACCCAAGCGGCGCTGTACTGTTAGTCGTAAGCTCCTGTAGTCCACTTGTGCCCGATACCCGATAACTTACATCTGGACGCGGTTCTCTAACAGCTTGTGGATCATCTACCGGGTACATCCCTAACTGCAACTGCGGGTGATCTGGGTCCCAACACGTTGGGCAGACCTTAATCTTGTACGGGCGGGTCTTAACCGTCTGGATGCGTAATTGCTTGAGCATATACCGCTGGGCGCAGCGGTCACACTCTGCAATCGCAAACTTACCAGAGGCAAACCGGTTTGGCATGACTTACCCGTAATAAAACATGTTTCTTGGCACAATCCGTAGCGGCGCTGTATCTCTATCTTCAGCAGCCGCTAAGTCCCACTGCTCTTCATAAGCTGCTTTTAGCATGGCTATGCGGTTCGGCTCAACCTCTGGCAGCTTCATGCTTAAATAAAACGCGAGTCCCGCCACCATACACGGCAGCAAGCGGAACGGAATATCCTGAATCACGGTGCCGTTAAGCCCACCGTCTTGAATCCTACGCATCCTCCAATACACGAATGTGTACTGATCCCCCGGCGCATTAGGCGTAGGCCACAGGTTGACGCATGGCAAGTTCTGCACCGTCACGTAGTTTGCTGGAGACGAGTTATGCGAAGCTGCGGTTGTGTTGTTCTGACCCCGGGCACAGTTGACCAGCGAGTTACCGCTGATGTTAGGGTAGCTAATAGTCTCGTTATCGATCTTGATGAACCCCGCTGCCGGAAGCCCAACTGTAGTACTGAGTGGTATGGTCGTCACCACCGAGTTAATGTTCTGCGCCAAAGTAACCGTCGTCGTGTACTCAGCCCCTGTCTGACGGTTGAACCACAACTGGATCGGACGCCCTTGTGCCAACTTATTGGGTATCGATGAGTAAGTAGGCTCCGCAATCCTGCTGATGTTGATGTCAATCTGCTCTAGCGTTGTGGGCTGCGTGCGGATTACGTGATCCAGCAAGTCGATTGTATCGGTCGGTATAGGGTAAATTGCCTGCCCAGTTGTCAGCGGGAACGACCCCTGCTCCACCGTCCAGAGGTTAAGCCCCCGGTTAGCCCACTCGATAGACATGAGGTTTAGCGACCGCCTTGCAGTTCGCCAGTTGTACCCAGTACGTAACTCGGCACCGCACCGCTCAAACGCCTCTTCGATGAGGTTATTGAGGTCTAAGTTAAACTCGGCTGTACCGGAAGTAGGCATTATCTAAATCTCGCAGTCTTTTGTGCTATGCCCTTGGGCTGTTTAACAAACTGTTTGCCTTTCGCCTTACCCGCCCGTTTTGCCTTCGTCGTAGCTGCGTACTCCGCTGGACTTAACGCCTTGATCGCGCTCTCCGGCAGGTACCGCTCGCCCGTCTTCGAGGACGGCTTGCCGCTCTTGGTTCGCCATTTCTGGTCTCCCCAGCTTTTAAGCGACTGTTGCGGGGCTTTCACTTATGCCCTCGTTTTTCCGCGAATCGCAATGCCATCCGCACGGGCTGAGGCAGATTTAACTTTGCCGCCTTTAGCTTTTTTGTTGCTGTCCGCAGGCTTCCCCATCATAGAAGTGCCGATTTTAAACAGCGCTTCAGCTCGTTTTTGCTCTGGACTTTTTGCTTGTTCAGCTTCGCGTTCTTTACGCTCAGCTTCAAGTTTCTCACGCATGGATTCATATTCACCCACGATAGCCTCCACCCTTTTCCTTGTACCGCTTTGCGAGTAGCTGTGCTTTTCTCGCGCTCCATTTTCCTGCACCGGTGCCTTGTACCGCAGACGCCTTGATGCTCTCAAATAGCGACTTCCTCATACCCGGCTTGGTGTAATTACCCGCCTCGTTGACCTTGGACTTAACCTTCCCACCTTCTTTGTACTGCGTGAAGTCGGTGTCATCCCGGCGAGGCTTTTTCTTCGCCTTGGGCATCTTGGAACGGTTAATTGCACCCATGCCGCGTGAGGCCATCATACAAATTTACCTCTGGTCTTACCACGCTGTGCGCAACCATCTGCACGAGATGAAGCAGAACCACCTTTTGCCATTTTCTTCGCGGGCTTAGGCATCGGCATTGGCTTAGCGCCTTTTACCGAACCCATATCTGGGTCTACCGGAGGGGTGCCCGTTTCCGCTGTAAAAATTTCTGCTTCGCCTGTATCGCCTTTGGGGCGACGATTATCTTGCTTAGCCATGACTAGCTCCTATTAGCAGTAGCCGCCTTTTTTCATACCTTTGTTGCCCGGCATGACAATCTGCTTGCCCTTGGTTTTGCCTTTGACAGCAACGCCATCACGGCTAGGAGCAGCAGTCTTAACAGCGCCCATCTTCGACGCAGCCATACCACCAGCCGCCATCTTCTTCATGCCAGCTTCTTTCATCTCATGCTTGATCATGGACTTAGGAGCGCCTTTCTTTTTCATGAACGACACTTCCTTCTTCATCATTGCTTTTGACTCTTTCATTTCGCCTCCTCCGGCTTTGGTGAATTCGCGACCTACGCTCATCGGCACGCCAACCTTCTTGGCAAAAGACGGACTGTGAGCGACAGCCCGCATAAACTTCTCTTGTTTTTCACTCTTGGCTGGCATCGGGCTTTCTCCGGTCGGTCAAACCACGAACCGTATCGGATTCCCAGATACGAATGCTGAACCAAACAATACTAACGAGTGAAAACACAGTAGGTAACCATGAAAGTAAGACACCCAGCCCCGCAAGAATGGAGATGTTGTCCATTAGGTCTGGTTCGATATGCTCTTTTAGCATTTCCATGCCCTCAAACTTTTGTTAATACGGCTATTCGGATCGTTCGCTGTCTTTGCGGAAGTCAGCTTTTTCTTCATGCCTGACATCCGAGCGCAAAACGATTTTTTCCTTGAGCCGCCTTCCGGCTGGGGAGGTTTCAAGTTCATACCTTGCGCTTTCGCGGAGGCACGCCCCTTGGCGTTCAATCCACCTTTGGGGTTCTTTCCCTCTTTCCTCTGCCATGCCGGAGACTTAGCCATAGTAAACCGTCGCAGTAATACTATTTTCCAGATAGACCCGCACGCCAGTAGGCGCAAGAATCCCCTCACCCGGAATGATATTAAACACATCGTTCGAGGCCGAAACAGTACTCATTACTAGCACGTTGTTGTAGACCGTTGCCACACCAGAAGCATCTCCAGCATCTGCCACAGCCACCGTGAAAGTGTTTGCGTTCACGACACTCACGACTTTGTAGAAATCGTCTGTTGGGTTTGTTCCGCCTGACCAGTCAATAAACGCCCATTCACCAGCAATCAGGCCGTGATCAACAGCAGTGACCGTTGCAGTAGTGGTAGAACGTGTGTATGTGCCAGCAATTGACGAGTTGTCGTACAACCCAACTAGACCAGAAGTCGTAGTTGCCACACCAAAAAACACCGCTTTTACACGGGTTCGGAATGGAATCATTAAGCCAGACGTGTTCGCATATTGCGACCTTACGTCAGTTTGCATCGCCATAACAGGCTCCTCAATTAGACGTTCTGCTGACCAACCAGCGGATCGGTAACGAAGTAAGTGATAAAGCCAGTAACTTCACCCGAAGCGCCAGAGTTATCCGTCACAGTCACATACGACATCTCGGTCAAAGCCGCACCTGTTACAACTGCGCCAACCGAAGTTGTGCCCAGAGCAACGGTCACACCAGAAGCGATGTAGTTGTTATCGGCAGTGCCGGAGGTGTAGCCGGTTGCGCCCAGATCGAACGTACCAGAGCCAGTCTCAACGGTAATACTTACCGAAACAACAACTGCGCCAGCAGGCAGGATTAGCGCAGGAGCGCCAGAAACAGAAGAGACAGCGACATTAGTGCCAGCAACGGCAGGAGATGCGTCGGCGATGTAGAACTGTGCAGCCATCAGGCCAGAACCACAATACGCGGTGCGAGTCTGATCGCCGCCGCCCGAACGCCAAATACTTTGGGTGGTAGAAAGTGCCATTTGAATTTTCCCTCATGCGGTTAAGTGCGCCGATCTGCATGAAGTCAGGCCGGGGGCCTGTTCGAGCGCACCGGATAATCCCCGGAATGGCCCCTTTTTACTCTTGATTTTGGGGGGTGTCAAGGAGCTTATTTGACTTCCGAAGATTCTCCTCTTGCGTTATTACACGAAGGTTCCAAGGCACGTGGAGGCCGCAAACTTCATCCGAGATTAGAGGCACGATGTGATCGACAACGTATCGTTCACCCGTCAATTTAGTTAACTCCATAGCCCGAAGATATAGTTGTCGTATGGCTAACTTCTGCTCTTGGGTAATCCATTTTGGGGTGGCGTTACGATGGCGGCGTTTGCGTACGCTAACAAGAGCTTTATATATTTCTGGGTTTTCTCGTTTGTGTTTATTACGATGCTTACGCCTTTCTTCAGGAGGGCGGGCATTTGCACGGGCTTTAACTGCATCTTTGTTTTTCTCGTAATACCGCTTACCTGCTGCCTTAGACGCTTCTGACTTAGGTTTCTGACTCCGCTTTACATTGTCAAGCGCCCAGTCCTCCTTCATGCACTCAACACAAGCCCCTTTGGTTTTGCGCAAAGCTATGTGTCCACGTGTGCATGGTTTGCCTGTGTAGTAGTAATTGGCACCGGTGGCTTTAGCTGTAGCGCGGTCTGTCGGGTAGTCCATATTATCCTCCTGTCATTTGACACGAGTAATAATATACCTAGTGCGGAAAAAGAACAAGGGGGCCGAAGCCCCCTTGCAAACCCTTGATTTATAAGGATTTTAGCCTTGCGAGCCGTACATCCCAAGGGGGTCCGACCACCCAAAGGAATATCGCTCACGGGACTTGTAACGAACGTTCCCTGTATCGAAGTCACCATCCATTGAGTTCTGAAGCGGAACACGAATAAAGTGCTTCATGCCGTTTGGAACATCAGTGGTCAGGAACCATGCGTTCGTATCGGTCAAGAAGTGGTTGATCGTGTAGCCTTCAGGAATCGAACCGTTGTTCTTCAGAGCGTTGACATCGTTATCGTTGGTGCCGACGCGGAGTTCGGTTTCCAACAGACGAGTTGCCACGAACTGGAGAGCAGGTGGGACGATCAGTTTCTTAGGCTTGGCAGCGATCAGCAGGCCACGTTCGTCAGTCCAAGCTGCGATCTGAATAACTGCGTTTTCCAACGAAGTTTCGTTCAGGTCAGTTGGGGTAGTCGGAATGTTGCTGTTGGTGCCACCAGACACCAGCGGATGGTTAGCCGAGAACAGAGCCTGACCATCGCCGCCCGGATAGGACGAGGAGAAGCCATTATTCAGCACTGCCGCAGCTTTGACCTGCTTGGTGTAAGCCATAGCACGAGCCAGCGCCTTGGTATAACGAGCCGACAGGCTGTCATACAGGTTATCTTCGATGGCCTCTTCGGTCAGCGAGAAACCCAGAGCGATGGTTTCGTGGTTGTATCGAGCAGTCCATGCTTCCTGCGCATTGTCATACGCAATTGCAGAACCTTCGTTTTTCACCGGAGCTGCTGAGAAGCCAGACAGCTTGGTTTCTTCTTCGAACGAACGCTCGGAAGTCTCGGTTTCGTAGATTTCCTTGTGTTCTTCGCCGTAGCGAGCGTACTCCAGACCGAACAGTGCGTTCAAGCCGGGGAGCAGCTCTTTCAGTAGTTGTGCGCGTGAAATAGCCATTATTTAGCTCCTTATACGCTGGCTTGACCAGTCGGGTTGAGATACGAATGACCACCGTTAATCGTTACCGTAGTGGTATAGACGAGTGGGCTTCCAGCAGCTGTTGTAGTGGCTGTCGGATAT